AAAGAAAAGAGTTTATGGGGATATGTACAAGATGGGAATCATAGACCCTATGAAAGTAACCAAGAGCGCACTTCAAAATGCAGTATCGGTTGCTATTACTATTTTATCTACTAACGCCATAGTTACTATGGCACGAACATATGAACAAAAATGAATATTATGGAATTAAAAAATCACAAAGAAGAACAAAAAGCTGACAGATATGCTGAAAAGTTTGCACAGGAATTAGCTAGAGACAAAGACGTTACAATAAGAGCAGCAAACTCTATTTATTTAGGTGTAAAAGAAATTATATTACAAGCTATTCTTAAAAGTAAAGAGGATATAAAAATCCATAATAAAACAACTTTTGAAGTTATGCGCTCGAGAAAGAGTTTTGCATGGGGTCCGGAAATACCAGATAAATTTTTTGAAGGTGATGATTATGAAAAAAATCCCGAAACCAGAGAGATTGAGTATCAAGTATTAAAAGATAAATTTAGAGAAGATTTTTTATACAAAGATGTTGAATCATATTCCAAAGATAGAGATAGAATGTCTTTTAATGATATGTATGTTTTTATAAAATTATAATCATGAACTGGCAGGAGATACTAGTAGTAATAATTTTCTGGGAGTTTTTTAAATATATTATTATTAAGTGGTGGTACGAAATATTTAAGAACAAATAATATGGATAGCAAAGCATTTATATATTGGAAATTTGATAAAGCATTAGATGATGAAATGTGCGAGCGTATTTTAGATTTAGGAGAAAATAAATTTAGAAAAGCACAGATTTCAAGTGGTGATATAAATAAAGATATTAGAGATTCTTCTGTAGTTTGGCTAAATGAACAATGGCTGTTTGATTTAGTTTTTTCATACATGAGGTCAGCTAATGAAAACTCTGGTTGGAATATAGATGTTGATGGAGCTGAAAATATGCAATTGACAAAGTATAGAAAAAAAGGTTTTTATGGATATCATAAAGACGGTACAGGGTTTGAAGTTTATAATAACCCTAAAAATAAATTTTTACATAATAAAACAAGAAAACTATCAATGACCGCTCTTCTTAATGATACATTTGAAGGAGGTGAGTTTGAATTTTACAACATAGCTCCATTAAAAATGAACAAGGGTGACATTGTATTTTTTCCTTCTTTTGAATTTCATAGAGTAAAACCTGTTTCAAAAGGAGTGCGTCATTCTTTAGTAACTTGGTTTGTAGGACCTCAATACAGATAAGATGAAACCAATAGGAATAAACATTGTAATTAAAACCATTGAGGAAGAAATAAAAACCTCATCGGGACTTTTGCTATCTTCAGAAGATGCTAACCAGCTAAGATACAAAAAAGGAAAAGTAGTAAAACCAGGGACAGATGTTACTGTGATATCAGAAGGGGATGAAATATATTATGATAAGAGAGCTGGATATACTATGCTCATCAATAATGAACCTTATACGATTATTTCTCAGAATGATGTCGTTGTTGTTTTATAAACTTGTTCATTTCTATTATCATGTTGCGATACACTTTATCGGAGTATGATACGTTCTTAGCAAATAGAGGATTTGAAGTTTGAGATGTAGGTATCTCTTTACCCTCTAACTTATCATATATAGATTTTATTACTCGTTTAGTTTTGTAAGACAGACAGTATACTGCTCTTCTTCCTCTGTGTCCTTTACGAAAGACTTCTATCCAACCTTCTTGTCTTAACTTTTCAAATCTATTTTTATTCCAGTTCAAAAGTTGATTGAACTCTTGGAATCTTCCTTTGTCGAAATATTGCTCCGACCTTAAAAAAAGAAGCATATCTAGCTCTTGAGTATTGAGGCCATACTTAGCTTTTATAAAATATCGAACTACTCTCCAGTACTTTAAGTAATCAGATTGCATTGAATTTAATTTAGTAAATTTGTACAAAGATATTTATAAATTAGCTATGGAAAAAAATACTCAAAAAGAAATTAGACATTACGCAGGAGCAGCTGGAATCTTTTTAGTTGTAGTTGGATTGTTGTTATTTTTATCTTACAACAAAATACCATCTGACAATAAAGATTTATTTGTTAGTATCGTAGGGGTCATATCTGGTTCTTTATCAGTAATTTTATTTACTATTATAGGCCGTAACCCGAACGAAGTGCAGGAGCTTAAAAATGCAAATGAAAAACTAGAGGGGCAAGTTTCTCAGTTAATTCAACAAAAAGACGAACTTGAAGGAATGTTAATTGAGATGCAAAAAGAAATCGTAGACAAGCTTTCTATTGCAGGAGTGTATTTTGAATTAAAGAAAAATGGGAAAGAGTCTAAATCGTAAAGGCAAGTATAGTCATTGCACTAGAGCTCAAAAAAAAGGAAACAATAAACCAGCTAAAAGAAAATGAGTAAAGACATAATCAACATAAAATCAAACGGGATTCGTAATGAATTGAAAGAGATACGCAAGAGTATCGACAAACTAACAGAAGTTTTACTTCTACAAACACACGCACAAAATGAAAAAAAAGATTATACTATTGATTGGAAGCACATTGCTGACGGCTTGCGGTGGTATCCAACCGCAACTAATGAAACTGAAAAGAAACCAGTTCAAAGAAATGACTAAAGATATTTGTGTGGAGAATCCACACGAAGTGTACCTGGCTCAGGTATTATATAATGAAATGTTTAATAAATAAAAATGGCAAAAAAAAATATAGACCCTAACACTTTTCTTTTTAGAAATACTACGGTAGAGAAGTTTCTAAAAAATATGCAAGCTAAAAACAAACCTGGTAAGAAAAGAAAAGTTGGAAAACCAGGAGCAGCAGGAACAACATTTATAACCAAGAAACCTAAAACCACAGCTTAATTATGCCTACAGTAAAATACAAATGCATGGATAGTGGAAAAATGAAAACTAAAGTTTTCCCTTACAATGCGGTCGGAAAAGCGCAAGCCACTGAGTTTGCAAAAACAATGGGAGGTTCTATGAAGAACAACCCAGGATACGGAATGGAAAAGAAAATGAAATCTAGCTACTAATGGCTACCAAAGGAAGAACCAAGAAAAAAGGAAATAAAATTTGTGCAGCGGGCATAGCCTGGGCCAAGCGTACTTTTGATAAGTACCCTTCGGCTTATGCTAACATGGCTGCCAGTAAATATTGTAAAGACCCTAATTATGGCAAAAAATAAAATGGATTATAATGGCATAGGCTTTTCAAATAAAAACATTGACAAGCTAACCAAAGGTCAAAAGTATATTGCAGGTCAAGCAGGAAACCCTAATAAGATAGAGGCTGCTGATTTTAAAGCTTTGAGAAAAAAGAAAAAGTAATGGGCGAGCTTAAAAAATGGCGTGAACAGAAATGGGTTCGTATAGGAACGGATGGAAAAATTAAAGGAGCTTGCGGAACTAGCAAGAACAAAAAAAATCCAGACCGTTGTTTGCCATTAGCTAAAGCTAAAAGACTTAGCAAGCGAGCGCTTGCTGCAACAGCCAGAAAGAAAAAAGCTTCTGGAGGTAAAAGACAATTTGTAAGTAATACTAAAACAGTTAGAAACGCATGAGCACAATACCTACAGGAACAAAATTTCATGGAGTAGCCCCTAGTGTAGATACAGTGGACAAGGGCTCTGCTCTTATAGACACATTAAGAGAGGCATACACTATTGATGATATTGCTTCTTATACATACACAGGCACAACGGCTACACTAGAACCTGAGTTTATGACAGTAACTCCAGGGGGAGCTTCTACTATAACAACTACAAAAAATATTGTAGACCTTACATGGGTTGGAGGTTCAGGTACTCATACTTTAACCTTACCTTCAGCGGCAGCGATACCCTATCGTTTTTTAAGAATTGTAAATGATGCAACTGTTGGTGCGCAGGACAAGGTAGATGTTGCTGCGCCTGGTACTGAAACAATTGACGGCGCTGCTACTTATGAAATAAATAAATCATATAATGGTATTGCTGTTTGGTCTGATGGTTCAAACTGGATAGTGATTCAAGCAAAATCAACCTAATGGCAGATAAAAGTAAAATGAAATGTAACCGAGTGGTTGCATCGGACAGAGCTGGTAAAAAGAAAATGGTCAAAGCCTGTGAGGGCGGAAAAGAAAAGCTCATACACTTTGGTGCTAAAGGGTATGGCCATAATTATTCAGCCGCTGCTCGTAAATCTTTTAGAGCACGCCATAAGTGTAGCACAGCTAGTTCAAAGTTTACTGCTAGATACTGGGCGTGTAAAAAATTATGGGCAGGAGCAGGGGGTTCTACCAAGAGTTCACCAAAAAGTAGGCAAGGAAAATATTAGTATATTTGTAGAATAAAATTTAGAGAATGAAAAAGCAAGGTTACAATTCAAGATTAGATGAATCATTAGGCGCTCGTAACGGAAAAAAATCTCAGTCTATGAAAGACCGTAGAGATGAAAGCAAGGCGATGTCTAAAAAAATGTATGGTCACGCATACGGCGCTGACAAAGGAATGGAATACAGAAGCAATAACTTACACTATAAAACACATGACCATTTAAAATAATATGAGAAAGTTATCTGCGTGGTTATTAAAATCAGCTAATTGGATTAGTGCTTTTTGGGAAAAATGTAAGTGTTACTGGAATAAAGCTTTGTTATTTATTTCATTCAAAACTAAAGGATGTGACAATAAATTGTGTACTTGTAAGAAATGAAATCAAGAGGTCTCGGAGATACGATACACAAATTCACAAAAGCCACAGGTATAAAGCGTGTGGTGGATACAGTTGCTAAGGCAACAAATACCGATTGCGGATGCGATGGTCGCCGCGATTCTTTAAATAGATTAATACCATATAAAGATTAAAAATGGCATATCAAAAGTTACAAGTAGGAAGAGCAGCATCGGTAACTCCAAGCGATACAGCAAATATTCCTAGCGTTTCAGGAGGCACAAACAATGGTTGTGTTTTATATGTTGGAAGCGCTGGAAATTTAAGAGTTCAGACCGTTGGAGGAGATGATGTTACGTTTAACAACATTAATACTGGAGCATTTATTCCTGTACAAATTGTAAGGGTTTATGCTACAGGAACTACTGCAAGTAACATACTTGCATTGTGGTAAAATATAAACGATGGGATTAGCAAACTGGATAGCAATATCGATAACATCAAACCTGATTTCACAGGCCCCTCCTATCGGAAGCACAGACATAATAAGCGAAATAGGAGTGCAAATGATTAACGAAGATGCATCGGCACAAGATTTAATAACAGAAGGACAGTAAAATGGCAATAAAGTTTTCACAATTCACGGTAGGCTCATCAACATCTGACATAGATTATTTGGTTGGCTACAAAAACACAGACAATATCCAAATCCCAGTAGGGCTAGTAGGTACAGATACTACTTATGCAATTAGTACTGCGCAGGCTGGAGCTAACGAGACAATCACATTGACAGGAAGTGATTCATCTACAGATTTAATTACAATCACAGCTGGAAACGATATCAGCTTAACAGATGATGGCGCAGGTAATGGATTTACAATTGCTTCTACAGTTGTAGGAGACACTTACACTATTGGAACTTCTACGAATGGTTCTAGTGTAGATGTAAATCTTGATGCAGCAGCGGGAGCGGACAGTAATATAACACTAACGCCAGGCACAGGTCTTACAATAACACAGGCCGCAGATGTAGTTACTATAACTAATACAGCTCCTGGTGATACTTACAGCATTAACGCAGGAACAAAAGTTGGTTCTAGTGTGCCTATAAATTTAGATGCTGCTACAGGAACTGATTCAGTAGTAAATCTAACGGAAGGTACAGGAATTTCACTTACTCAAACTTCTGCTACAGAGATTACAATAGACAATACAGCTGGAGTAACAGTTGTCAAAGACCAGTTTACAGGAAACAATTCTACTACTGGCTTTACATTA